GCTATTGCTTTAATAGATAATACAAATACACCAATAACTACTGGTAATATAAGTATCGCCATTCCATTTGGAAATTACAATACTGAAACTTTAAGAACAACAATGATTAATTTAATTAACCAAGAATTAAGTGATGCTGAATTTAATGATGTTACTATTAACATAACATATAATAACATAACTTGTAAATATATATTTCAATTGGTAAGTACTAATACGTTTTATTCTAATTTCTATATTTCAATGCAACCAAAAGATATAGGAACAATTAAATCTGTTTCTTTACTTGGTGATGTAATCGGATTCCAAAACGATTTTATTTATATATCAGGTTCTCTTAATGAATCACTAAATACAAATGCTATTTTTTCAAATACAAATAAAATAATAACAGCACAATTTGTTTCTAATTTATCAGGATTAAGAGCATTTAATGTAATATTAAGTAATTACAATACAAATAGTATTCAAATTGTTACATCTAATTCTCAAGTAGGTTTTAGAAATAGTATAATTAATTCCACATATAATAATACAGCATCAATTAATCAAATATTTAAGAATAATATTATATGTAATATTGTTTGTAATTGTAATCCAATGGAATATATTTTCTATGAAAAGCAATCTGATTTTTTTATAGATGTAAAAGACCCTGTATTTCAAAGAATAAATATACAACTTGTAGATACTTTAGGAAATCTATTGGATTTAAATAATTGCGATTGGTGTTTGACTTTAGAATTTTCTTTATTGAAAAAGAAAGAATTTAAGACAAGATCATTTTACGAAATACTACAATCAGGGAGATTCTAAAAATTTTTTTTCTTTAATTATTATATGGCGACTGACTCCACTAATTTCATTGGTAATAAGTTCGGTGTTTCTAAAGCGTTTGATTATACTTTAAAACCTTCAGCAGTAAATGGAAGAAGTTACAGAGTTTCTGTAAATCCAAGTAATTCATCAGGAACTGGTTTTGCTCCTTCTTCTACTATTATATGGAATATTCCTTGTGGTATGAGAAAAAACACATTTATTGACCCAACTTCTTCGTATGTGCGGTTTAGTGTTAAATCAACAGCAAGTGCTACTACCTCTTCTAGTATTGTTCTAGGTAATAGTTTAACAGCAGTATCAACGGGAGCAGGGACAGCAAGTATTAATGGTGCTGGTGCTTTTTTAGACCATAATGCTTATAGTATTTTTAATACACAAACACTTTATTCAGGAAGTAACCAACTCGAAAATATTTCAGGGGTAAATATTTTATATTCTTATATGCTTGACACGAATTTTTCTTATAGTAATGCTTTGTCTAACTCTCTTAACTATGGTATGTATGTCCCAACAATTGACTCACAAGAAATTCGTAAAGGAACATTTTTATCGCAAATAGCTGTAGGTACTGCTGCTGGTTCTGCTTCGGCATCTGCTTACGGAAATGAAACCAATACTTATTCTATGCCTTTGCTTTCAGGTCTTCTTGGAATTGGTGCAACTTCTATGGTTCCTGCCTATGCCATCAATGATGTTCTCAGGTTAGAAATTCTTTTAGAATCCGCCCAAAAAGCATTAGTTACTGCTGGAACTTTTCAAGGTTTTACTTCTCCTACTTGGTCAGCAACTGCCCCTACATATATGGTTGTTTCCGCTGTGTTAGAACTTACCTATATAGAGTTATCAGATTTAGGAATGAGTATTGTTAATCAATCAACACCAAGTGGTTCTGCTATTTTCCTTGTTGGTCAATCCGCACGAAGAAATACACAAACTTTACCTGCTTCATCGTCAGGTTTGTATTCGGCATTAATTCCCTCAAAACTTGCCTCTCTTCGTTCCATACACGTTTTACCAAGGCGTTCAGTTGAAGATACCGCAGCAGATTCTTATTCGCTTTCTTCACGAATTAATCCTAATTGGGAATACGTATATTTTTCTATTAGTGGTGTTAATGTTCCACAGACACCTATTACGCTAATAAATCCATCAAATACTGGCGGATTCGGTGAGGCGCTGTGCGAATTGAATAAGTGTTTCCAAAGTCTTACGGCAACAGATAAGGCAACATTGTTAACTTCTACAAATTATAATGTTGCTGTTACATCAAATATTTCAGGTGTAGCACAAACAGGAGTATTAGGACCAAGTGCTGGACTTGAAAGTTACAAAAACGCATTCGCAATAGGTCTTGACCTACAGCTGTTTCATAGTGCTACAGAGATAATTACAGGGGTTAATACCCTGAATGAGTCTTTATATATAAATGCATCCTCAAGTGGTAGTGGTTCAAATTCTTTTAATCTTGATATTTTCTGTCTCTTTGATGCTCTGTTTATTGTAGACCAAACAGGTTATGTTTCTTTAAGATGTTAATTCTCTAATAATATATTTCATTCAATAAAAAAATATATTATGTAAAAATTGTATTACTTTTCCAATTTAGATTTATTGTAAATATTTGGAAGCATTTGTTGTAATGATTTTTTTTCATTTTTATTCATACCACCTTTTCCACCAATCATATTGTTATTACTCTTTCTTCCAATAATCACTATTGCGGTTTTCTTTCCAAGCATATATTAAGCAAAGAAAAAAAAATTAGATTTTATCAAATAGTGGTTCTAAATTTAATGTTAAAATCCAACTTGTCATATCTGATGTTTTTGTTCCATCTGTAAGTGAATTTGTCATTAAAGTATCGCTAAATGAATTATAGATTGAAATATCAAAAGTTTCTGTATATGGTCTTGAAATTGTTCGTGGAACATTTGTTGTTCCGTTTACTGATTGTAAATAACAAATAGCAGTGATAGTTGTCAGCGTTCCAGCGTCAGCATTATTATCTACTTGACGAACCCAATTACCCAATATTTTTGTTGGTGAACCGTTTGTTTGTGATGATTTAGTAAAAGGTAATGTACACGCAATATAACCATTTCCACAAAGATTAACAATAGTTGGTCCTGTATCTATATGATCGTAATAAAATCCTGCTGATGTGTAAAATGTATAATGGACGTTGTAATATTTAACCTCATCAGGAAGAATACGAAAATTAATTGAATAAGTACCATTATTATTATCTCCAGCAATTCTATCTGTTGATTTAATGACAAATGTATATACCATATATTAATAATAGAAAAAAATATTGAATATATATAATATGCCTAAATATTTATCCAATACAACATTCTTTAGTGATAATCTTGGAACTTATATTGCTAATGGTGAAATAGAAACAAATAAATTGACTTTAACTGATTCAATTGTTAATGGTTCAAATTCTATTACTTTTACAGAAAATACACTATATACAAATATCCCACAAAACTTTTTTATTAATGGAACAGGATTAATTAAATATCAAGGAGTAAATTATAATATCGGACAAATATTGTCAGCATTTGTAGGTGGTGGAACTGTTTCACCATATCCAAGTATAACATATGATTCATCATTAAATACTACTACTTTCACAGGTAATTTAATTTTTCCTGCTAATAGTATAACATCAGCAAGTATAAATAATAGTGATTTTGCTACTATATCAACATCTCAAACACTTTCAAATAAATCATTCTCAGGAACAACTATATTTTCATCAATACAATTGAACTATAATTTAATAGTCAACGCAGGAGGAACAACAATTTTGAATTCTAATTTAGCACTGATAAATTTTCTATCAGGAACATCAAGTAATATAAATACTCGCTTTACTTCTAATGAAACTAATATAACAACATTGTTAAGTAGAACAACAGGGTTATCCAATAGTTCAACAATAACCACTTGCACTGGTCGCTGGATTTTCAATCAAACACCAACAATGGCTGGAAGTTTAAGATTAGATGTTTCTTTATTAGTAGGCAATCAGGGAAATATTACAATTACAAACGCAACACTCCAAAAAATAAATTACCTATCTAATGTAACAAGTGATATAAATACTTCATTAACAACTTTAACAAATGATATCACAACGAATACAAATAATATAACGACCAATACAAATGACATCACAACGAATACAAATAATATAACGACCAATACAAATGACATCACAACGAATACAAATAATATAACAACCAATAAAAATAATATAACAACCAATACAAATAATATCAATACGCTCAATACAAAAACTACCGATATTAGTTATACAACAGGAAATACAAATATTGCTAATAATACTAATGTAACGAATTTATTAATTTCAGCAACTATAAATGGATTTTCTAAAGGTGATTTAAATAATGTTATTACTCAATGTGCGAGTTTGGGTTCAAATTGTCAAAACCAAATTAACGATGCTATTAGTAAAGCAAATTCAGCACAGAATAAAGCAGATACGGCAAAAAATAACGCAGACAATGCCCAAGGAACAGCTAATACAGCATTGGCACTGGCAGGAACAGCAAATGGGGTAGCAGCAGGAGCAGCAACAGTAGCGGCAGGAGCAGCAACAGTAGCATCAGGTGCAGTTTCAGTTAATACGACACAGCAGACAGAAATAGATGATTTACAGGTGGATGTAGGTCAACTTCAAGTTAAATGCACCCAATTATCATATAACCCACTAACCTCAAGAACATCAATATCACAAACCTTAAATAGTCCATTTTTAGAAATAGGTAATTTAACTTCAGGTTTTAATCAAACTTCAACCAACCAAATCACATTAGCAGGATTGTTAAGATGTAATAATAGAGTAGAAATTAATAATACTCTTGAACTTGTAAATAACAATAATATAATAGTAGAAGGTATTATTAATCAAGACAACGCAACACCACTTAATGCTGGAGTAAATCAATTTCAAGCACCAACAAATTTTAATGGGAATGTTATTATGACAAATACATCAACTAGTATTAATGCTACAACTACACAGATAGGAACAAATGCGGTTTCAATTTTAAATTGTAATTCTACAGCATCATTTGGAGGTGATATTACTATGCTTACTAATAAAAATTTACGATTAAAAAATATTGTTCCTATCTTATTAGATGACATTTATTTTGGGGGTGAGGCAGGAGTTCATACTACGGATGATGTTGTATTTAATATGAAAATTATAGCAAACCAACCTTTACAAATAAATAACACCTGTCAAATCGGAACGACAATAAATAGAAATACATTAACTTCATATAATACAACAACTATATTAGATGCTAATACAGGAATTACTTTAACAACACCCACTATTGGAATAACTGCGCCATTAGTAACTATAGGACAAGCAGACGCAACCTCTATAACTTTAAATAGTTCAGGTGTGTATATAGGACGATTATTAGGAACAAATTATCTATATGGTACAACATACGCAGGTTCAATATATGCTACTAATTTATATTCGGCAACTGGAGTTTTAGGTATGGCAGGACAGGTTTTTCAACAATTTTGATTTAAAAATTTAAAGTCTTTAGAATATATAGAATGAGTTTTCCTGTTTTTAATAGTGATCCAAGTTTTAATAAAATAACATCATCTTATTTCAAAGACCTTATTGATTTGTCAGGTAATTTTATTATCAGAAATGGAACTATTAAAAGTCCTGCGAATACTATAGAATTTGATGATGAATTTTCATTTATTAATATCCCTAACTCAATGAATGTATTAACACAATTAAAAGTAAATTATGATTCTGTAGAATATGATGTTGGATTA